GCCTGCTTGCTAGAAAGTCTGCTGACAAAAGGAACGACAGCAAGTGCTAGATCATTAAATATCTTGCTAAATACAGCCTCAATTTCTGCTTGTTGGTCGTCTGCGCTTAATCCTTTTAATGATATTTTAGTTGTCTCTACCTGAAAACCTGTTAATTGCGTCAATTGCGTTACTGCCAGATATACCCAGCGATGTAGCACCCTCAAAAACACTATCAGCTAATGACTGAAATACCAAACCAAACTGTGTGCTAGCATTGTCTAGCGGTGCAAAGTACGTATCATAATTTGAGCTTCTCCAAGCATACTTTTTAGACTTTATTTCCTCAAATGCTTGGACTGTTACACTTTCAAGTAGGTCGCCAATCTCACCACCAATTATCCTAATACCTGTATCAACTGTGCTAGATGACCCGCCAAGCAAGCTTCCAACTCCTTCAAACAGCCAATTTAAACCTAGGAAGTCGAAAACCTCTGTAAATATATTAGAGCCAAAAATATTTGCGGCAGAGTTATCAGTAATAAAGCTAAGTGGGTTATCATCTACGCGCGAAGGTGGGTTAATATCTACGTCACTAGCGCCACGCGCGACGATACTAGATGCGCCCGATATGTTTTTGCAATGACTCAAGCGCTCTCAACATGTTTGTGTTAATGCCAACTAGTTTATCTGTTGCATCTGCTGTTGACTCAATAGCGTCTGATATTGAGCTAGATTTCTCGCCTACCTGATTAAGACCTTGAACAGCTTGATTAGCTGCTGATTCGTCTTGCATTGACCCACCACCAAACCCCCAATTGATTGGCCTAGACTTGCCATTGCTCCAATCATTGCAGCCATCCGGGGGAATGCGCTGTAAGGGTCACCGCTTGCCGCTTGGTTAATTACCGCGCCAATTGCTTGAACTAAGTTAAAAGCGTCTGCTGCAATGCTTAATGCTTGAAATTCTTTAGAGCCATCTTTTGCAAAGCCTTTCATGGCATTTAATGAATCAGCAATTCCGCCAGTGACATTTCTGAACATTTCACTATCGTCAAGCTCTTTCTTTAAATCTTTTACTTTATCTGTAACATCAACAACAGAATCGGCTACCTCGTTAGATATAGGCTCTATTTTAAACTGCTTTAATACATCACCAGATGATGCCTCTTTTTCTAATAAATACTGGTCAAGCATTTCATTACTTGCTGCTATTCTTTTTTATAGCTATCAGTCTCGGCAATGGATTCTAGGGCATAACCATTTATCAAATCTTCTTTTATATTTGTTATAGCATCCGCTCTTTTTTGCGCTGCTTGCGTAATTACTTGCTCTGCTTCTTGATACTTTTGCGTTGAGTTAGCTAGTTCTGCATCTAAATCAAAATCATCACCAAAAGGATTTACAGCGTTACCAATAGCAACTCCGTAAAGCTTAGCCTTCTCCACCATTTCTTTAAATCTTAAAGACAAAACGCTTACAAATTGATCTCCGTATATTTTAGCGTAATCAACAAAAGCACCGATATTAACAGCGGCTGCTTGATAAAAAATCTAGTCATTTCAGGTAGGACTTTAAACCCTTCTAGCATATTGCCAAAGAATCCATCTATAGATTCTCCCCATCCATCAGAAGATTCCCCTACTATTTCAGCTATGATATTCATGCTTGCATTTATGTCTTTTACATAACTATCAAAACGGCCAACAAATGCGTCAAAAGAATTTACCAATGCGCCAGATGCTAAATAATTAGTTAATGACTGAATTGATTCAATAGCAATCTCAACACCATCTCTAATTAAGCCGCTTACTCCTGCGTTAGATATCGTTAAAAATAATGTATCCCATGTGTCGCCTAAATTAGAAATTAGAGCCGTCTAATGTATCAGCGCGAACAGCCATAGCACCAGCAAACTCATTTTTCTCCAAGAGAAGTTAAATAACCCTCTATTGCACCTGCCTCTTTCTTTACTGTTTCAGTAACACCTCGGAAAGTAAATGAAACCTGGTCGCCTTGGACGCTTGATTTTATGCCGAATTCTTTTAGGCGCTCAAACTCGCCCACGGTTGCATCAGCAACAGCCTCCACCATTTGTGACAGGTCTTTGCCCATTGCGCTCGCTGTGTTTCCGTAGCTAGTTAATGCGGCCTGTGATGGGTTTAAGCCTAAATTTACTAACTGAGTAAATGCGTTAGTTGCCTGCGCTAAGTCGTAAGGTGTCTCAGCCGCAAACTTCTGTATAGCACCAAAAGCAACAGCCGCGTTTTTAGCCGATCCCGTTGCTGTAATTAGCTGAGAGTTTAAAATGTCGAATTCACGACCAACGTCAACTATTTTAGACATGCTAGCGAATGCAGCGACTACTGTACCAACAACCCCAGCCAATTTAGCAAGACTTCTTCCTGCGCTCGTACCTTGATTGGACATATGATCTAGTCGTCTGCTTGCTCTGTCTATTTCAGCCGTATCTGCGCGAAATCCAATGTGGGCAAGATCCATAATTTTCTCCGTATATTTTTATACATTATAACACTATTTTGCGCGGTGATAAATTAGGCTATTGGAAAGTAAATTCTAATAGCTTTAAATGTATACATTGTATTTGTTTACTTTTTATCTCTTTAAATATATAATAACTAAACATTGCAAACATGAGGATTTAAAAATGAATTTAGTAATTAATAACACAGAAATAACAACAGACAAGGACGGAAGATACTCGCTTAATGATCTTCACAAAGCATCTGGCGGGTCAATAAAAGACCTTCCAAACAAGTTCATGGCTGGCAGATCATTTAATGAAATGGTTAGTATTTTAAATGCCGATAATCCGGCATTTAGCCCGATAATAAAAAAGAAAGGCCGGTATGGTGGCGGTACGTGGGTTTGCAAGGAATTAGTTTATAAATACGCTATGTGGGTAAATGTTGATTTTGAGCTTAAAGTAATAAGAAAGTTTGATAGCATAGTAAATTCAATCAACCCTCCATCAACAATGAAAGCGCTCAATGATCTAACTTTAAAAATTGAGTCTGAACAAAGGGATCGCAAGTGAATGCGGCAAGGCTCTGAACAATTAACAAAAAAGTAAAAAAAGAAAACCAGGAAATTTGGATTAAAAGCATAGAAGATGCGCAGCTATCTTTATTCTCAAAGTGATCAATATACTAATAAAAAGCCGCTTTAATTAGCGGCTTAGTTTAATCTGTAAGTTTATCAAAAGCATCGTTTTCAGATTTCAACACGCGGGTCATTGCGTCTTTACTATCCTGTATTTCTTCATCTGTGTAATCACGCTCGTATGGCGCTCTACTAGCCTTCTTGCCAACGTTTAAGTAACTGCAATAAAGCTTACTCATTGTAATTACTTGCTCTGATTCCCACGCTGTTAGATGCGAGCCTGACAGTCTCGAGTAAGCATCTAACTCCTGCCAAGTAATACTAAAAGCGCCCATGCCAGTGCCTAAGCATGGGCCAACATTGCGAAACACTGACACAATTAACGGGTCAGTATCAGGCAGCTTACAGATTGGATGTTTGTCGCCGAACTCTTCAGATCGGCTTATATTTTTACGGTCATCTTGACTGGCATTTAACCAGCCCAAGTGCATCGCGTAAATGCTAAGATTCTCACTTAGCTCTTGATAAAATTTACATCTGAATCTAGAAAGTTGATGGCCTGTACGCGCAACTCTTGGTATTTACCGAATAAGAATTTAATGTTCTCAGGCGTGCAATCCAATGCTCTACCCTCTGTATCAAACATATTCTCCCAAGAAGTAACTACTGCCATCAATCGGCTTACCTGTGATGCACTTGTCTCTTCAAAGAAATCGTCTGAGATATCCTCATCTTTCTTTTTGCCGTGAGTCTTTTTGCTTTTAATGCGATAGTCACGCAAAGCATTAATTGAATATTTCTTGTGTTTATCAGAACTTGCGCCAAGCATTGTTACAGTTACAGGTTTTTTTGGGGTTCTTTATCTGCATCAATAAATGCAAGTTCGCCAGTAGGTAATTTAAAATGTAGTTTTGCGCCCTGTTCAGAATTTGCAACAGTGTCAAATTGTGCCATAAAATTAGTCATAATATAATGCCTTGTATTAAATCCAAAATAAAGAGCGGTGAGAGTGGATTAAGCCCCCAGCTTGCCAGCCGTTACCGCGTAAAAATTACTTATTAAGGTGCAACAACTGGTATTGGCTTATAGTTCAGTTCAACAGAAGTATCCATCAAAATATTGCTTGATGCATCGCCGGGGTTCTCTGTGTACATTGATACAAATCCGCGTAAGTAGCGAACAGCACCGTTGGCGTAAGTAACTTCAAAAGCTAAATCCTTGCCCTTAAATGTCCCGTCCAAGCCATCAAGCATAATTGCATGGCCAGCTTCTACATCAACATATAAGGCATTGATAGCCATTGAACCCCAGTTGATAGCGCCTTGTGATTTGCACTCGTAACCAGTTTTTAATGGTGTGTTAGTTGTTACAGCAGCAGTGCCACCGAAAGCTGGCAAAGATAAAGTTTCGCCAATCTCTGTGAATGTTAATGCTGCAAAACCAGCTTCATCTTGTGTAGCCGGTAATGAAGTTGATACGCTAATAAAAGCGCCGATTGAAGATGTTGCACACCCCATAGTTTGTACCTCTCATTTTAATTAAGTTGATTTGTTTTACCTATTATACACGGGTTAAGTGTTTGCGGCTAACACCACCAAGTTAACACTGACAATTGTTCTATCATGCGTATCATTTGACGGCCCTATTGAACTATTTACGTTTGAAACTATTACTTTTTGGCTTACTGCATTAGTGATAAATTGCGCTCTTGGAAACTCCGATTTTAAATCATTAGCCAATATCAACCCATGAAATTTACCCGTATATTTTGGCGTGTAAATATCTATTTGATAGATAGGCCGCTGTTCATCAGTCGAGCGTTCGTTAATTCCAAGCGGGTCTGTATCGTTAGCTAAAAACGATTCTTGAAGGTATGTTTCTGTTGCTATCGGTTCAAACTTAAAGCTCTGAACAGCAAGACGCAATCCTTTAATATCAGTAAACGTCTTTAATTTATCAAGCAGCGCTTTGCTAGTTGTAAAATCATTAATCATTGATTAGCCCTAATATTCTGATTGACTATACGTGGCCAATTGCGAGCAGTTAACCGCACCATGCCATTAGCTGCTTGCTCTGAATGCCCAAACTCAAGGCGCAGCGCATAAGGCTGTGAGTTGGTATAATAAAATACTTGCCCCACCCTAAAGCCTTGCAACATTGCAGATAACGAGCCAACGGCATCCCGTCCAGGTGCAAATATATCTTCATCAATAGAGCCAACTGCGCCAATCCAACTCGCTTTAAATGCACCGCTTTTAACAGGGCTTTTAAATTCCATCTCATTGCCAAGCTGAATAAATGACTGCTTAACAACACGCTCTTGCTTTGCTTCTGTAAGCCGCGCAAACCTGCGTAAATCACTGGCTAAACTCATTAGCGGCGCAACTGTAATTGACGGTAGACGTTAATATCATCAACGCTAGTAAGAGCTTCAAAGTTAATTACTCGATATTCATCGGAGTTGATTGTGATAATCATATCTATCTCCGGCTCTTCTGTGCTATCAAAAAACACATAGCTATCAGTAGATAAAACATTGGTTTCATCAACTTCAAATCTTTCATATTCTAAGAGCGGCGTAACCAATCCCGGAATAGTTACATCTTGCGTTGCGGCTGTTGTATTGCCGTATTCATCAACCCCGCTATCATTGCCTTTTTTAACTAAACTGCCAGCCTCACCAAAGAAGGTTATTAGCTCAACAGCTACGGCATGGGCTTCCGTGTAATCAAAGATAGCCATTATGTAACCACCAAGCGAGCACCGCTACTGAACGATAAATACTTGCTTAGCAACCTATCAATCAATGGCGAATCGCGCTTATAGTTTGACGCTGAGCCTTCAAAGTATTCTGTCTCAGTCTCAAGTTTAGCAAGTTTTTTAGACTCTGATTTAACAATGCCAGCTTGTCCAATTAGCGAGGTATCAACTAACAGCAATCCTTTTAACTGTAAGATTGCACCATTAGCTGCTGCGCTTTTAATGTCTTTGTTAATCGCTACTAAGTCAGTCGGCAACGATAAAGACTGGCTTTCGTTTACTAATGTGCCACGAAAATTATAGTAAATATCAATAAAATCAATTGTGCATGTGATGATAGCAGCCTCTTTTGCTGCTGTATCGTATGCAGTTAAATCAGTACCTCGTAACGCTGCGTAATCATCTAAATAAGCCACACTAATATAAGCGTTAGCCGAATCTAGTCCTGTGCCATCTGCTACTATTAGTGCCATTATAACTCCTTGAGAGTCCATTTAAATGATGGCCCAGTTAACACTGCTCCGTTTACATTTATTGTAACAGGCAGAAAAGAAACGCCTACAGCACTAGCAAAAAAACCAAATCTAATTAGCGCCCTATGCGGTAAACCAAAACCCTCAGATGCCTTTGTAACATATCTATCATTTGTTCCTCTGAGAATATCTTTCCTAGCTGAGTCTGCATTATCTTCCCACGGGCCGCCCTCTATCTTAGACTGTGAAAATATAGATAAAACCCTCTGGCTGTTGTTGTTGTTGTTGTTGTTAGTGTTATAGCTAAGAGTTCCTGATAAGTTTAGCGTGCGCCCTGATACGTTTCTCATTGCTTTTTCAGTAGCATCATATTCAAAAAAATCAAACGGATCTTCTTGTGTTATTGCTTGCAAATAGGTTGGCAATAAAGGATCGGTACTTATAGCTATCGTCTCGGAAGATGTAGCCATAAAAGAAGGATCTCGACCTCTGCCGACAACTAAAGTTCCGTTC